ATCGATGCTCGAAGTAGTGAACGTTTGGGGAATTTTAAAACGTTGGATGAACGGCTAGAATATTTTGAAAATATTATTGCTTCTGTAATTCCAGTTGGTTTTGATGTAACTATTGTTCACAATTTAGGAGCTCAACCAGTCGTTAATGTTCGTACTTGGACACATGGTATAGGTGTACTGCCTTTAGGTACAGAACCAACAGGGTTATTTGGCGGTAGTGCTTCTCAATCAATTCAAAGCACTGTAAGACATGTTAATTCTTCAGAGTGCATTGTATCTATTCCTTTGGATTATACAACGGAATTTTTACCAGTAAAAATTAATGAATATAAATATTTACTTATAGATGAAAAAAATAGTCGATCCATAGTGTTTGATTTAATTATATAGAAAGGATGTTGAGAATATGGAATTAACCAGAATTTATCGAGGGATGGAGAACGGAGCAGAAGCTATTGAAGAAAATTTTGATAGTCTTGAAAAGTTACTAAATAAGTTATCTGAAACAAATATTTTAAATGTAGGTAAAAAAGTTTGGTCAGGAGCATGGTATATGGGGGAAAATCAATCAATTAATCCGAGTTTACCATTGGATCAATGTCTTTCTGGCTGGTTATTTTTATATCAACCATATAACACAAGTACAAGCCTAGGAGACAATTGGGATTTGAACTATGTATTTGTTCCAAAAACGCATATAGTGGAATTTGGAGGTCGTGCGGTTGTTCATCATTTAGAAACATTGAATGGAGCAAAATACAACAAATATATTTATATAAGCAATACGCAAATTTTAGGCCATAAAAATAATAATACTGCTTCAAAAACTTTTGTATTGACACGGGTGTATGCAATTTAAGAAAGGAGAAAGTTAGCTATGAAAATTTGGATTGAAAATAGAATTGGCTATTTAGAAGGTTATTCTACAATGGAACAACCAGATAATGTTGAGCTTGAAGTGAAAAAAGAACCGTTTGATTTTATGAATTGGCGTTATGATGGCGCACAATTGATTCATGATCCAGAAAGAGTGGAATAAAATGTTTACATTTGATGACATTAAAATGATGTATGACTGGGGCTGTTTTACAGATGAACAAGTTGCAGAATTTGTACCACTTTGTATAACAGAAGATGAATTTACAAAAATGACAGGAAAACCGTTTAGCAAAAGCTAATCGGTTTTTATTATTGGAAGGTGGAAAACATGGTGATTATTGATAATCAAGCGTTAATAGCAGAATTTAAAAATTTAATTTCAAACGGCTTTATCCAAGTGTTTGTTTGGATTGTTTTAGGAGATATTGCAACAGGTATTTGTAAGGGAATCTACAGGAAAGAAGGAAATAGTACAAAGGGATTACCTGGATTAATTAAACATTTACTTGTTGTATGTTTAGTTATAGTGACCTATCCATATTTAAAAATAATGGGATTTTCATCTATTGCTGATGGTTTTGTTTTATTTTACATTGCTGTTTATGGTCTTTCGATTACAGAAAACTTAGGGCAGCTAGGTATCCCATTACCTTCTTGGGTTAAAAATCATTTAAGCAAATTAAAAGAGTAGAAGATACATTCAACGCAGCTTGGCATACAGCAAATTCAGATGGAAATTTGAACTATGTTGGTTATGAGGTTTGTCAATCGATGGGCGCTAGCGATGCAGACTTCTTAGCGAATGAGCAAATGACATTTAAGCAAGTAGCCGAAGATATGAAGTTTTGGGGAATGCAACCTAATAGAGATACTGTAAGATTGCACAAAGAATTTGTTCCTACAGCATGTCCTCACCGTTCGTGGGAATTGCACGGAAAAGAAACAAATGCAGTAAAAGACTATTTTATTAGCCAAATAAAAAAATATATGGGAAATCGAAACGAAAGCAATAGTAACTCAAGTAATAACAATCAAAATACAATAAAAGGGAGAGAAGCAACGATGTTTTGTTTATATCAACGACCAATTAATAGTAAAACAGGAAAATTAGAAGATAACGGGGACCACTGGGCTACATTCTTCTGTAATGGCGTGAATTGCCGACGTTTATATCATGGCGATGAGGCAGAAGTAATAAAAACAGTATACAGAGAGATATAGAGAGTCTTATTTTTATTGAAATATAGAAAAGAAAGCGGTAAAATATATTCACCAAACAATTTTTATTTTATCACTACCTCTTGCCGCCTTTTCCAAACGAGGCGGCATCTTTTTACATAAAAATTATTGAAGTTAAAAATGACCATTCTTTTCTGATAAGATGGTCGTTTTTTGTTATTTAATTAAATTTAAGTATTACGAACTAGTTCAATCTGGAGTAACTTGTTATTTGTCGTTTTTAAGTAAATTTTGTAGTTGCTTAATTTATTAGCTAATGTTATATTATGTATGAGAGAGATAGCAACTTCTCCCTCGCTTTCAAGCTCAGATTGGATCAATTTCAATCAAAGTGGGAACGGAGTGCACCCACGATCCCCAGCAGGTGGGTTAACCTAGCGTTGGTCTGCATGGGACGGTATCCATGTTTTGCACTCTTTTTTTTTGTCTAAAATTATAAAGGAGTCATAAAAATGCCTAAAGATTTGCAAAAAACATATAATTTCTTTTTATCAAATCTTGATGGTAGAATGGCTGTTATTACAACATCATTTACAAAGTTAGATTGTTTTTATATAAAATTTGATATTTTACAACTGCCACATTTATTAGGGTTACACAAAATTTATAATGATTCGCCTAAAATAATTTGTCAAAAATTGAAAAATAAAGCCATTACATATAAGCATTTGCAAAGACATTGTAATTTCGGACTTATAAAAGATAGAGTAGAATTATTTGAGTTTATTTTAGAAATATTTTTAGAAGGATATAATGATTCAGTGATATATGTATCTGAAGCAGACAGATTTGGTTCATCTATGAAATTAGATATAGCGTTTAGTCATCCTCATAAAAATAAAACATTGACACTAGGATTACGAGAAATCAGTAATTGTGTTTATGCACCAGTTACTTTCTATGTATCAAAGAATAATCGTCCAATATTTCCTAAATCGAAAAGAGCCAAAATTCTAACTTTAGAAATGATTACATTTAATCTATAGGTGTTTAGAAATAAATTTCAGGACCATTAGCTCAGTTGGTTAGAGCAAACGGCTCATAACCGTTCGGTCACAGGTTCGAGTCCTGTATGGTCCATAACGAAAGCCTCGCTCTCTAAATGAGAGTGAGGCTTATTTTTAATTATCAGAAATAAGATTTAAGAGCGCTAAATCGTTTTGTGCTTTTTCTAAGAATCCTTGATAAGCAAAACTGGATTTGTCAATTGATCCTGTAGAGTAGTAAATAGTCTCGGTCTTAACTTTATTTTTAACCTTAAAAGTGACGACGGTTTTCATACCCTTAACTTTTTCTTTTGTCTTTTTTTTACCAGAAAGCCCTCCTAAAACTGCACCAGCGCCTCCAAGTAAAGCTCCACCCAATGCAGCTCTTCCTAGCGAAGCTCCTCCTTTAGTTATACTAATGTCGTTTTCCACATATTCAAAAGCGAGCAAATCATCTTTTGAGTAGATACTTTTTTTATCTTTCTTGAAATTCCATTGGTTAGTTAATTCATTAAATAAAATGTTATCACTTTCTATAGGGGTATAGTTTTTCAACTCTTTTTTCAATCTATTTTGCTCAATTCGTTCAGGGTCATTTCTCCAATCTTGGAATGAATCCATACCTTTTTCAGTTGCCTGTTTACTAATGTCGAAAGCTTTTTTACCTATTTTTTTCCAATCCATTACATACACTCCTGCTTATTAATTTAAGATAATTTTATCATTTAATAAAGATTTTACAAAGAGAAATATTAAACGTACAAAATGACCATACTTTGACCATACTTTTTATGAAAAAGTGGAGCTTGTCAGAAAAAAATAAACTAAAAAATTACCGGTATCAAAGCGTCTAGCAAGAATTAGAGTTCGTCAAAAAGTACAAAAATCATAACAGTAAAATAATTCATTCAACTTTTGAATGTTCGAGAACCCTTGTGTTGCAAGGGTTCTTTTTTTATAGCAAACGGTAGTTGTCTTTTGCTAAAACAACTACCGCTAGTAAAATATCTATAAAATTTAATTGTCTACTTTGACAAATTAACAACAATACAATCATCTACCACTCGGATAGAATCTTTGCTAGGCCAGACATTCATTTCTGCTTGTAAAGCTTTGTGTTTTTCAAAATCTTCTGGTGTAGGATCATTAAAATTTAATCCAAATGTTTTCATATAGAGTAAAGTATTTAAACTAGTATGCACCGAGTTAGGCATGAATTCAAATAATGAGACACCGTTTGTTTCACCTTTTATATTTGAAACATTCCGAGGAGAACGATTTCCATACATTAAAAGTTTATAGGATTCTGGATTCTCAATTTCCATTGAATAAATATTATTTGTAATCATTTCCGCAGTACGTAAATCTTCTTCCGCTGTTAGATACTCAGAATATTCTAGGTTGGTTGTTTCCCGGACTTGAATAAAAGTAAAGAGAATTACTATGCCAACTAATAAATGTTTAAGCACAAAGTTGTATCCCCAGTAAATCATAATAAAGATGAGTAATAATGCTAAAACAGCAGGGAAGTTAGGTACTTCACCTCTAATTGCCGGACGTTTTCCACCTAAAATTGTAAACATGAGTGGAGTGATTAGAATACCTAACAAGGTAATAAAGATGAAGAAAATATTTTTGCGTTTTAGATAGGACATATTAATTAATACAATGACCAGTAAAAGAACACATATCAAAAACAGCGGTGTAAAAAAAGTGTCTCCGACTGTAGGGAAAAATAGTTCTTTGGCGTAATCTTTAATATCATTGATAGAATCTATCAAGGGACGTTTACCCCAAAGAATCATATTATCTAGATAGGAGCTTTCAACGTTTAAAACTTTTTTCGCTAACATCGCCATTAGTTGAGATAGAACGAGAGATGAAATAGCTAGTAGAATAAAATGACCAATTTTGAAGGCATAGTCTTTAAAAGAAATTTTAAGGTCATTCAACTGAGCAAAATACAATGTCATTAAAATCTTGAATAAAATTAAGGTACACGCAAATACAAAGAATGATTGGTACATAGTAAGTGTAAACGTCAGTAACAAAAAGCCAAATAATTTAAAAATTTTATTGGGAATATGGTAAATAGCAATGAGAGAAAGTATAACCAAACAGATACCTAATGAAAATTCAAAATTTTGTAGGACGAAGTAAAATTGTTCGCTAAATAATTGACTGGTTGGAAAAATACTTGGGATAATATATAAATACTTTTTGTTATAAATCTGCTTAGTTGAAAGATCAACATAATAGCACAACAAGATAGTGGCGATAGCAAAGAAAATAATAGCTAACAAATTTAAAAAATAAACATTTACATAGTTGTATGTTAAAAGCTTTAAAGCTACTAATCCTGGTCTACCAATGGAAACCCAATGTTTTAAATAGCCTCTGTAATTAGTCATTAAGTGCATAGTATCAATAGCGTAAGTATTGTTAAATAGTTTAATACCATAAGTGGCAAAGACAATTAAAAAGCTGTAGATGGCTAAACCTTTGTTTTCTTTAATAAAATGTTTCAT